CAGATGCAAGTATTGACTTAGCACATATGAGTGCTAACTCAATAGACACTAACCAATATGTAGATGGTAGTATTGATTTAATACATCTATCAGACAATAGTGTAGATAGTAGATGCTATGTTGATTCAAGTATTGATGCAGCTCACATAGGAAGTAATTCAGTAACAACAGCAAAGATTAATGCTGATGCTGTAACAGGCGCTAAGATAGCAGATGATGCTATTAATTCAGAACACTACACAGACGGTTCAATTGACACAGCCCACATTGCTGATGGTCAAGTTACAATTGGTAAATTAGCAACTGCTGTATTAACAGGTGCAACTGATATTGGTGCTGCTTTAGTAGACGCTGATTTAATGTTAGTTGACGATGGTGCTGGCGGCACATTAAGAAAAAGTGCTATGTCAAGAATTAAAACATACATTGGTGGTACTGGAAAAGTCGCACAGGTAGTACAAGTGTTTAAAACATCTGTATTTTCAACTACTTCATCTTCTCTTGTTGATGTTACAGGACTAACTGTTGCTATTACTCCTACAGCATCAAATAGTAAAGTGCTTGTCATAGTTAATACTACTGGTTCAGCAACTGACAATTCAGCTCAAGTATTATTAAGAGGCTCTACAGTTATTGGAGGTGGAGCAGCTGCGAGTAATAGAACGCAATCTTATGGTGGTAGTATGTTGAACTTTGGGCAACCTGCTCAAGCACCTTATGGTATAACAGTTTTAGATTCTCCAGCCACAACCGATGCAGTTACTTATAAAATTCAAGCAGGAGCTGTTGGTGGGGGAACTACTTACTTCGGTAGAGACACAGCAGATAATGACAATGCACAACATGCTAGAACACCACAACAAATAACATTAATGGAGATATTAGCATAATGGCAGATTTACACAAAGCAATAAGAGCGATACACGATACAACAGTTTCTATAGACGGAGGTACTAAGGCCGATATTACAGCATTAGATAGTTCTGGAAATGAAATTTCTATAAATTGGTCAGACGTAGAAGCTTGGACAGACCCAAATGGTTACAAATTAGATAGAGCAATAGCATATCCAAATGTGGACGTTTTTATGGAAGCATATACAGAAAAAGAAATAGGTGGTAGTTCTACAAAGTGGAATGCATATGTAACTGCTTATAACAAAGTTAGAAGTGATAATGCTAAACCTGAATAAGTAGTCTATCCGTCTCTTTTCTTAAATTATAAATAGTACTACAATAAGATAGGAATGATTAATGGCAACAATACAGAATATTACTATCGACCAAGATTGTGATTATACTGAAACACTAACAGTAAAAGACTCAACAGGAACAGTAGTTGATTTATCAAATGAAACGATAACTGCTACATTGAGGAAAACACACCTCGCTACCACATCAACATCTTTTACCACAGCAAAAGTAAGTGCAACTGATGGCACTTGTTCAATCACATTAACAGACGCTGTAACAGGTGCTCTTTCAATAGGTCGATATGTTTGGGATTTAACTACAACGGATTCATCTGGTTTAGTTACTAGAAGAATAGAGGGAAGAGCAACGATAACGCCAAGCGTAAGTAGATAATTATGATAGATATTGATCCAGATATAGAAAAACAAATCTCACTCATTCAAGAAGAAAAATTAAATTCTAAACTCAAAGAAGATATAAAAAAAGTTGTCAAGGTCGCAGAACAACCAACAGAAAAATTAGTAGATTTTTTCTCTGTAATTGCTGATGAAAAAAAACAAACAAAAGAAAGAGTTGCTAAATCAGAAAAGAAAATAGCTAATATAGAAGAATTATTTTCTTCTTTAAAAAAAGAGAAAAAGAAAGCAGAACCAAAAAAACAAAAAGAATTATTACTAGAACCTGAAGAAGAAGTAAAAGAACAAACAGTTAGTGAAGTTCTACAAGATGAGTTAGACCCAATAGAATCAGATACAAGCATAATTGGGCAAGTAACTAAAAAACTTTCAGAAATGAAAGTTGCTAATGAACTAGATAAAGAAAAATTAAAAACTTTAGATAGAATAACCTCTTTAGATGAAATGAAAAAAGAGTTTGTTAGATTTAAAGAAGTTGTTACTAAACAAATGGGTTCAATTGGTGGTGGCGGTGAAGTTAATTTAGCAAGATTAGATGATGTTGATACTGATACTGCTCTAATAGATAAAAGAGTTTTACAATACGACGGCGCAACTGGTAAGTTTGTAGGTACAACTTTAGAAACTGAAGATTTAATTTTAGATGGTACAGACGCAAGTGGTTCAAATGCTGGCGATAGATTAGTTATGGATGGCACAGATTCATCATCTTCAAACGCAGGTGATGGTGTAGATTTACAAGATGGTACTTTTGGTGCCCCAGCACTAGATTTAAGTGCTGTAGACCAAGACGTTTTACCAGATACAACCGATTCAAGAAATTTAGGTAGTGCATCAAAAAGATGGAATGATTTATTTCTTTCTGGTGATACAATTGACCTTGCAGGCGCAACAATAAGTGCTGATGGCACAGGGACAATTGCAATATCAGCAACAGGTGCAACACTACCTGCTGGTTCAAAAGCAGGAATAAATGAATTAGCCGTTTTATCATCTAGTGGTGAAACTTTACAACCTACAAGAGTAGTACCTTTCTTTGCTGCTACTGGAGGACTAAGTACAAAAAATACAGAATTTGAGTTTAATTCATCTATTGATACTCGAACAACATTTACAGGAACAAAAACATTTACATTGGCAAATGGTTCAGCACTAACTGATAGTGATACAACCATTTTTCAATTTTAGGAATAAATTATGGCAAATAAAACACCAATAAGAGCAGTATTCAATGACGCTGGTACGGCAACAGGTCTTGCTGAATTTCAGACAGGCGATTCAGTACCTCTATCACATGGTGGTATTGGGGCCGCATTATCAATAGGTAGTGCAGGTCAAGTTTTAAAAGTTAATTCACAAGCAAGTGCTTTAGAGTTTGGTGTTGTAGAAGCAATTGTAAATATTGATAATGCAACTAACTTAACAAGTAACACATTAGTAGCAAGTGATTTACTTTTATTATCTGACGGTGGTACTGAAGGTAGAGTAGCACTATCACAAGTAGATACTTTATTTAAAGGTACGACACAAACCCTCACAAATAAATCAATTGATTTAGACGCTAATACACTTACAGGAACTTTAACAGAATTTAATAGTGCATTACAGAGTGAGAGTTTTGCTGGTCTTGCAGCTACTCAAACATTAACAAATAAAACAATAGATTTAGGCGCAAACACACTTACAGGAACTTTAGCAGAATTTAATAGTGCTTTACAAAGTGAAAGTTTTGTTGGTCTTGCGGCTGCACAAACTCTTACAAATAAATCTTTAACAGCACCAACAATAACTGGCGTAGTAACAGCAACAGGTGCTGTCTTTGCAGGTGCTAGTCCACTTGTATTTGAAGGTGCAACTGCAAACGCTTTTGAAACAACTTTTGCAATTACAGACCCAACAGCAGATAGAACAGTTACAATTCAAGACGCTTCTGGTACAGTTGCATATCTAACAGATATTACAGGCGGTGGTGCGTCAGAGTTCTCAACTGTTAAAGTTAATACAAGTGTTATATTTGAAGGCGCAACTGATGACGCACATGAAACAACTTTAGCTGCTGTTGACCCAACAGGAGATAGAACAGTATCATTACCAAATGCTACTGATACACTAGTAGGTAAAGCAACAACTGATACACTTACTAATAAGAGTATTGATAGTGATAATAACACAATTACAAATATTGTTAATGCAGATATTAAGTCAGCAGCTGCAATTGCATTTAGTAAGATGGCAGACTTAACTGCTTCAAGAGCATTAGTTTCTGATGGTAATGGTGATGTATCTGTGAGTGCTGTAACATCAACTGAAATAGGATATCTTGATGGAGTTACTAGTGCTATACAAACACAATTAGATAACAAATCAAGTAAAGCCTTTGCAATCGCTCAAGCAGTCGCATTAGGATAGTTATAAATAGTTATAAAGGAAGAATAATATATGGCAGTCCCAAGTACAAAAGCATCACTAAAAGAATACTGTCTACGAGCATTAGGTAAGCCTGTAATTGATATAAATGTTGATGACGACCAAGTAGATGATAGAATAGACGAGGCAGTACAATATTTCTGTCAATATCATACAGACGGTGTTGAGAGAATGTATCTAAAATATGAAGTGACGGCAGCCGATATAACTCGTATGACTACTGATACATCTGAATCGGTTACAGAGAATAGTGTTACCACTACATGGAAACAAGGAAATAACTTTCTTATAGTTCCTGAAACTGTTATCTCAGTTGTCAATGTATTTCCTTTATCTGATAGAGCAAACTTAAATTTGTTTGATGTTAGATATCAATTAAGATTAAACGACCTATACGATTTCTCATCTACAAGTATTGTACATTATCAGATGACAATGCAACATTTAGACTTTCTTGACCATATATTAGTAGGAGAGAAACCTATGAGATTTAATCATCTATCAAATAAATTATTTCTTGATATGGACTGGAACAATGATATTACAGCAGGTGAATTTTTAATCTTTGAGGTTTTTAGAAGATTAGACCCTGCAACAAGTACAGATATGTTTGATGACCTTTATTTAAAAAGATATACAACCACTTTAATTAAAAAACAATGGGGACAAAATCTTTCAAAATTTTCAGGTACTGCTATGTTAGGTGGGGTTACTCTAAATGGACCTGAATTATTCTCTACAGCAATTCAAGAACAAAGACAGTTAGAGGAAGAAATTAGAAGTAACTATGAAGAACCTGCCCACATGCAACAAGGATAATTAAATGCCAACTAATGTCTATTTTGACACAGGCACAACATCTGAGCAAAGACTATACGAAGATTTAATTATAGAACAGCTCAAGATTTACGGCCAAGATGTCTTTTACTTACCAAGAAAGATTGCTAATAAAGATACAATCCTTGGTGAGGATCCTGCAAGCTCATTTGATGACTCATACATCATTGAAATGTATGTGGACAATACTGATGGATATATGGGCGAACAAGAGATTATTAAAAAGTTTGGTTTAGAATTAAGAGATGATATTACTTTTACTTTATCTAAACTGAGATGGGAAACTCTAGTAGGTAATAATTCAGATTTAGTTGCTGATAGACCACAAGAGGGGGATTTAGTTTATTTCCCTACAACAAAATCATTCTTTGAAATACAGTTTGTAGAACATGAACAACCGTTCTATCAACAAGGCGCTTTACCAACATACAAGTTATCTTGTACTCGATTTGAATACAGTTCAGAAAGAATTGATACTGGTATTGCTCAGATTGATAGTGTTGAAGATAGTCTATCAACTGATACAATGAATTTCCAATTTAGTTTAGAAAATGAAACTGGTTCTTTTGTTTTAGAAAATAGTATTGGTGCAATAGATTATATAATTAATGAAAGTTTCACAATGGCAACACAATCACCTACTGACCAAGGCCAGGCATTTGAAACGGCTGCAGGAACAAATACTTCATCAACGGCTGATGATATATTAGACTTCAGCGAAAGAAATCCATTTGGGGAGGTTGACGAATACTAATGTTTGGAGAACACTTTTACCACAAGAAAATTCGTAATACTGTTATTGCGTTTGGTACAATATTTAATAATATAAATATTAAGAGATTAGATTCTAGCGGAAATCCTTTACAAAATATTAAAGTACCTTTATCATATTCACCAAAAGAAAAGTTTTTAGCCAGATTAGATGCACAACAGGACCTAAATGGGGACGATTCATCTGTGGCAATCACTCTACCTCGATTGTCATTTGAAGTTACTGGATATAGTTACGATGGCGGTCGTAAGTTAAATAAGAATCAAAAGATAACTAAAGTAACAACAAATGCCGACACCTCTAAACTGAATAGTCAATACACACCTGTGCCTTATAATGTTGAATTTGCTTTAAGTGTTTATGTTGCTAATTCAGATGACGGATTACAGATAATAGAACAAATACTTCCATACTTTCAACCTGATTATACTGTTACTATGATTGAAGATAGAACAATGGATACAAAAAGTGATATACCAATCGTGTTAAACAATGTAGACTTTGAAGATAGTTATACAGGAACATTAACAAGTAGTAGAAGAATAATTTACACACTAACATTTACAGCAAAAGTATATTTGTATGGTCCAATATCTACATCAGCTGTAATTAAAAAAGTATCAGCTGACTTATATTCTGACTCGCAAAGTGCTAGTTCACCAAGAGTCGAAAGAGTTACAGTTACACCAAATCCAACATCAGCTGACAAAGATGATGACTATACATACACTACCACGCTAGATTTCTTTACCGACACTTTAGATTATGATGAAGCGTCTGGTGATGATAAGTAGTTAAGAGGACTTTAATATGAGTAAAATTGATGATAATCTAAACGAAGTACTAGGTATTGCTGAGATAGATAAAACTTTCGAGATGGAAGTATTACCTAAGAAAACAAGTACCGAAGTATTAGTACCAGAAGATAAGGGTCCAGATATTGACTTTGAGACTGGTAGAAAAAATCTTTATAATTTACTTGATAAAGGTAATGAAGCAATTGATGGTATACTTAGTTTGGCAAAAGAAGGAGAACATCCTCGTGCTTATGAAGTTGCAGGACAATTAATCAAGACAGTAAGTGAAGTATCACAAAATCTCTTAGACCTACAAGATAAATTAAAAAAGATAAAAGATATACCCGATAAAGGACCAAAGAATGTTACTAACGCTTTATTTGTTGGTTCAACAACTGAACTACAAAAGATGTTAAAGAGTAAAAAATAATGATATTTTTTAGACAAAACCTACATGAAGTAATTACACTACCTGAACCACCTGTTGATGATTTAACAGAGGCGTATCAGGTGGAAAAAATAATTAGACAAAGAACAGAAAAAGATGTTCAGTCTATTCAAGACCATGACCAAGAACCTTACTATGCAATTCGCAAAGTTTGTGAGGAAAATGGTATAGAGTTTCATGATAGTGAATTTAAACAAATTATAAAAGAGTCTGTACCAATAATTAAACACTTTAAAGATGTTTTTAATCGTCCAAGACCTGTTGAAGTTCTTTCTAGTTTAAATACTTTACCAAGTAAAACAAATAAAACTAAGTCATATCCTAGTGGTCATGCGACTCAATCAGTTATACTTGCAAGATATGTTGCTGGTAAAGTACCACAATTAGAAAAAGAATTAATGAAAGCGGCTTACGAATGTGGTTATGGTAGAGTACAGGCAGGGTTTCATTATGTTTCAGATTATGATACTGGCAACTTACTTGGTGAAAAGATGTATGTGTTAATGAATAAAATGGATTATGGACAAGAAATGAATGAAGGCAAAGTAGCTTTCAAAGATTTCTTAAAAAATTAAATGGGAACAACTGACCAATATTTAGGTAACCCTAATTTAAAGAAAGCTCACACTCCTTCTAGATTTACAAAGAAACAAATTCAAGAAGTGATGAAGTGTCTTGAGGATCCTAAATACTTTATACAAGAATATTTAAAAATTGTTACCATTGATAAAGGTTTAGTGCCTTTTGAAATGTACGACTTTCAGCGGAAGATGGTAGATACTTTTCACGATAATAGGTTTACAATATGTAAATTACCTAGACAAAGTGGAAAGTCAACTATCATAGTTTCCTATCTCTTACATTATGTATTATTTAATGATAATGTGAATGTTGCAATATTAGCCAATAAATCTTCTACGGCAAGAGATTTATTAGGTCGTTTGCAATTGGCTTACGAACATTTGCCCAAATGGATGCAACAAGGCGTTCTCAATTGGAATAAAGGTTCACTCGAATTAGAAAATGGAAGTAGAATTGTAGCGGCAAGTACTTCTTCTAGTGCTGTTCGAGGAAGTACCTTTAATATAATATTCTTAGATGAGTTTGCTTATGTACCTAATAATATTGCCGAAGAATTTTTTAGTTCAGTTTATCCTACAATATCATCTGGTAAATCATCAAAGGTGATGATAGTATCTACACCACATGGTATGAATATGTTTTACAAGATGTGGATGGATGCAACAAATAAGAAAAGTACTTTTGTTCCTGTCGAAGTACATTGGAGTGAAGTACCAGGTCGTGATGAGAAATGGAAAGAACAAACAATTAAGAATACAAGTGAATCACAATTTGCAACAGAATTTGAATGTGAGTTTCTAGGTAGTGTTGACACACTTATCAATGCAAGTAAAATAAAACTTATGCCTGTTGTTGAACCTAAACGAAGTGGTGGTTTAGATGTTTACGAAATGCCAAAGAAAGACCGCCTTTACACAATGACAGTTGATGTATCAAGAGGATTAACAAGTGATTATTCAGCCTTTTGTGTGATAGATTGTACAAGTGTACCATATAAAGTAGTTGCAAAGTATAGAAATAATGAAATTAAACCTCTTCTTTTTCCTAGTATTATAGATAGGGTTGCAAAACATTATAACAAAGCATTTATTTTAATAGAGATAAACGATTTAGGACAACAAGTAGCAGATAACTTACAGTTTGAATTAGAATATGATAACATGATGATGGTTACACAAAGAGGTCGTTCTGGACAAGTATTAGGTGGGGGATTTAGTGGTCGTGGCAATCAACTAGGCTTGAGAATGACTAAAGGTACGAAAAAGATTGGAACTTCTAATCTCAAAAGTTTAATCGAGGGGGATAAATTACTTATTACAGACTTTGATATTATTGCAGAATTATCAACCTTTATATCTAAAGGAAAATCTTTTGAGGCTGAGGCTGGTGCAACAGATGATTTAGTGATGTGCTTAGTGATATTTTCGTGGTTAGCAAATCAACGATATTTTAAAGAATTAACAAATGTAGATGTGAGAGGTCAAATGTTTTCTGAACAACAGAATGCTATCGAGGCAGATATGGCACCTTTTGGTTTCATAGACGATGGATTGAACGACCCAGAGGGTCAAGACGGTTATTTTGTTGACGCAGGAGAAATTTGGCGACCCGTATCATATCGCAAAGGAGAATAGTGTAGTTTTGGCATACTATAAATATACACAAAGGGTTATAACTAATAAACTAATTATTAAGGAGAACTAAAATATGGCTTTTCAAGTATCACCAGGAGTTCTCGTTACTGAAAAGGACCTTACTAATGTAATACCTGCTGTCTCAACATCAGCTGGTGCAATAGTAATGACGGCAGAAAAAGGACCGATTGATGAGATTACTACAATTTCATCTGAATCAGAGTTGGTCAATGTGTTTGGTAAACCAACCACAGACAACTTTGAGGAATTCTTTTGCGCCGCAAACTTTTTAGGATACGGAAACAACCTCAAGGTAGTGAGACCGATAACAGGCATGGTAAATGCTGCTGTGTCTGGTACTGCTATTCTAATAAAAAATACTACTGATTACCTAGACAACTATGGAAGTGATGCTAGTTTTGCTGCTAATGTAGGGGCATATGCCGCTCGTGAAGCAGGAACTCTAGGAAACTCACTTAAAATTTCTGTCTGTTCAAACTCAACTGCGTTTGGACCTCATTCAATGAGTGGCAATTTAGTTGCTGACGCTTCTGCTGCTATCGGAGATACAACATTAACTGTTGACGATGGTAGTTTAATGCAAGTTGGTGACATACTAGAATTTGGAGACGCAAGTAATGTGCCTTCAACTGACGGTGCGCCTTCAGGATTTTTCTATAAAATCACAGGAATCAGTACTCACGTTCTAACTATTGCAAGATTTAATCCTGCAACAGGACAAACAGAAACAGGCGGACTAAGACACGCCGTTGTTGACAACGCTAAAGTTCTAAGACATTGGGAATATTATTTCAACTTTGACGGTCCACCAACTTCAACAGATGATGTTGTTGCTGCTGGCGGTTCATTAGATGAAATGCATATCGTAGTGTTAGACGAAGATGGCGGAATCACAGGAACTGCTGGAGAAATATTAGAAACTTTTGCTGGCGTTTCACAGGCTTCTGACGCTAAAGACGCTTCAGGTAATTCAAACTTTTATTCTGATGTAATATACAGAACGAGTAGTTTTGTATATGTAATGGACCATGAAACAACACTTGCAAACGCAGGTAGTGCTAAGAAAGGTCAAACTTTCGATAACGCTTCAGGCGATGCTGTAACTGTTAAGACTTATTCATTGGCATCTGGAACAGACGATTACGCTGCTACAAACGGCGAGATTGCAACTGCATATGAAAAATTTAATGACACAGAAAATGTAGATATATCTTTACTACTTTGTGGTCCTTCACAAACAGATGCTGACGCTACTGGCGACACAAAGGCAACTGCTGTTATGGATATCGCAACTTCAAGAAAAGATTGTGTTGCTTTCATATCACCTGCGAGAGCAGATGTTGTTGGTATTGCTAACGCAATCACACAGGCACAAAATGTAATATCTTTTGCTGATGGTTTACCATCAACAAGTTATGCTGTTATTGATAGTGGTTACAAATATATGTACGACAGATATAATGATGTCTTTAGATTTGTACCATTAAATGGTGACATAGCAGGACTTTGTGCAAGAACAGATAATATCGCAGACCCTTTCTTCTCACCCGCTGGATTTAACAGAGGACAGATTAGAGGTGCAGTTAAACTTGCTTTCAATCCAAATCAAACACAAAGAGATGAATTGTACAAGGCAAGAATTAATCCAGTAGTCGCATTCCCTGGACAGGGAACTGTGCTGTTTGGCGATAAGACTGCTCAAGCAAAACCTAGTGCTTTCGATAGAATTAATGTAAGACGATTATTCATTACTCTAGAAAAAGCTGTATCTACTGCTGCTAAATTCCAACTCTTTGAGTTTAATGATGAATTTACAAGGGCTCAATTTAGAAATCTTGTAGAACCATTCTTGAGAGATGTACAAGGCAGACGAGGTATTACAGACTTTAGTGTTGTTTGTGATGATTCAAATAATACTGGAGATGTTATTGATAGAAACGAATTTAGGGCTGACATTTATGTGAAACCTGCTCGTTCTATTAACTTTATTCAACTTAACTTTATTGCTACAAGAACAGGCGTTGCCTTTTCTGAAGTAGCAGGCGCATAGGAGGGTTACACAATGGCGAATATAAATGACTTTAAAGCCCGACTAAAAGGCGGTGGTGCAAGAGCCAATCAGTTCAAGGTAACTTTACCTTTCCCTGGTTACTCAGCAGTTGGTGGAGAAACAGCTGACTTGGCATTCTTATGTAATGCTACATCAATACCTGGGCAAAATCTTGGTACTGTTCCTGTAAACTTTAGAGGAAGAATACTGAACCTAGTTGGTGATAGAACATTTAATCCATGGTCTATTACTGTATTAAACGATACAGACTTCAAAATTTACAGAGGTCTAGAAAGATGGATGAACGGCATGAATAATATGACTGATAACGAGGGGTTAACTAATCCTTCAGATTATCAAGTTGATATATTCATTGACCATTTAGACAGAAATGGAGATACCCTTAAATCTTATACTTTAAGAGGTGCATTCCCAACTGCTCTAGATGATATCGCACTTAACTATGGCACGAATAATGCTATAGAGGAGTTCGGTTGTTCGTTTACATACCAGTATTTTGAGACAGATACTACTACATAATAAATATAAGTTAAAAGGAAAATTATAATATGGCGCAATTACTTGGCTTCCAAATAACAAGACTGAATGATGAAAGGAATAAACCGGCGGAGGCCAAACAGGCCTTCACGGTTCCTTCTCCCGATGACGGTACAACTACTATATCTGCTGGCGGTTACTTTGGCCAATACCTGGATATGGACGTTACGGCGAAGAATGATGTTGATTTAATTAAAAGATATAGAGAAGTTGCTCAACACCCTGAGTGTGATATGGCAATTGAAGATATCATCAATGAGGTTATTGTTTCAGACGATAGAGACCAGTCTGTTTCAATATCACTAGATAAATTAGCAGTTTCAGATAGTATTAAAACAAAAATTCGTGATGAGTTTGATGAAGTTATGAAACTTTTAAATTTTGACGAAAAAGGTCACGACATATTCAAAAGATTTTATGTTGATGGCAGAATATACTTTCACAAGGTCATAGACCCAAAAAGTCCACGAAAAGGATTAACAGAATTACGATACATTGACCCACGAAAAATTAAAAAGGTTCGTGAGATTACAAAAAAGAGAGATGTTAAAGGCACTAAAGGTATAGAAATTATAGAACAAACAGCAGAATGGTTTGTTTATAATGAAAAAGGTATATCATCAGCAAATTCAAATGCTGGTCTTAAAATTTCTGCTGACGCAATCTCTTATATTACATCAGGTGTAATAGACCAAACTAAAAATATGGTTATGGGTCATCTACATAAGGCAATTAAACCTGTCAATCAATTAAGAATGATTGAAGATGCTGTTGTTATTTACAGAATAGTAAGAGCACCCGAAAGAAGAATATTCTATGTTGATGTAGGTAACTTACCTAAAGTAAAAGCAGAAGCTTATCTAAGAGATGTTATGGCAAGATACAGAAATAAACTTGTCTATGACGCCGCTACAGGTGAGATTAGAGATGATAGAAAGCATATGTCTATGCTTGAAGATTTTTGGTTACCTCGTAGAGAAGGTGCAAAAGGCACCGAAGTTACTACACTTGCAGGTGGTCAAAACCTTGGCGAAATATCAGATGTAGAGTACTTTCAAAAGAAATTATACAAATCTTTAAATGTACCTATTTCAAGATTAGACTCTCAAAATGGTTTTAATCTAGGAAGAGCTGCAGAAATTACAAGAGACGAACTTAAATTTACTAAGTTTGTTGCAAGATTAAGAAAAAGATTTACTCAACTATTTCATGATGTACTTAAAACACAATTAGTTTTAAAAGGTATTATTACAATAGAAGATTGGAGTAATCTAAAAGAACATATACAATATGATTATTTAAAAGATGGATATTTTGCTGAACTAAAAAATGCAGAAATATTGAGAGAACGAATAAGTCTTGCAAATGAGGTTAGTCCTTATATTGGCAAATATTACTCTGTTGAATATATCAGAAAGAATGTGTTGAGACAAAGTGATGAAGATATCATAGATATTGATAGTCAGATTAGAAAAGAAATTGAACAAGGTATTATCGCAAATCCAGAAGGCGCACAAATGGAAGATGATGATAATAATGATATAAATATAGGAGATGAATAGTTATGACAGATGATAATGTAAAGAAAATGGTTGATTCTCTTGCAGACGGCGATAATATCGCAGCTCAAGACGCATTTAAAGACGCTTTATCTGATAAGATAGGTGGTGCTTTAGATGGTAAAAGAATGACTGTCGCAAATGATTGGTTAAACGCAGCTCATGAAACAGAGGACTTAGAACAAAATGCTCAGTATATGAAACCTTCTCAAGAAGACTCTACTGAACAAGAACCTGTTGAAATAGACAATGATGAGGAACCAAATGAACAACCTGTCGTTTCAGAAGTTTAAAGTACAATTATCTGAAAGAAGGTATGGTGGCCCCGAAAAGGGTAAGGAGTATAATAGTTTATCTCCTAAAATGAAGGCCGCAATAGATGATGTTTATAGTATGATTGATAAAACCTCTGACCCTCTTATAGGAAAAGTTGAAGGTATTATTAATCAAGTGGCTAAAAAACATGGGATTAAAGTATCAGATATAGAAAGATACATTGATAACGAAACAATTAAGTAAGGAAATAAAAAATGGCAATTGCAACGAGAACACTAAAAGATACATCATTACAAGCTAGCGGCGGTGCTCAAGGCGGTAAGGTTACTATTCTAGTAAACATGAGTGATAACACTACTGCTAACTCAAACATACTTGACGCAAGTGGTTTGGCAGGACACGCTAACGGTGCAAAATTAGATATCACTAGAGTATGGTGGTCTTTAGTACAAGGCACTGCTGATGACAATACAGGTCATGTACAGTTACAATTTGTGGGCGCTTCATCTGATACCATAGCACTTCAACTTGCTGGTACAGGACACTATGATGGTACTGCTGGTAAGATTGAAAACAACGCAACGAATACAACAGCGACTTCAGGAGATTTAGAGTTAACCGCTCTTGGGACTTCTGGTAGTGTTATTATCGAATTAAGAAAAGACGAAGCATTTACTGCATAGTAGATAGGATTTTCTGATGGCGATTACGAATACAGCTATTGTTGATACCACTTTAAAGTACATTGTACAATCAAAGGGTATCAGGGATGAAACAGACCAGATAGTAGCTGACGGTGAAAAATTGGCAAGTGGCACAAACGAATCAAAGTTATGTTTGATTGAGTGTCATTTTCAAATAAAAGGCACAGGTACTTTAAAGTTAAGTACTGAAAGTGAAACAAATGATTTGAGTTTTACTGGAAATGGTAAGTATGGTTTACGACCTGACCAGTTGAAATTTGGGAATGATAAAATAATAAAATTAACAACTGACTCAAATGTCGAGAGTTATTTGTTGATTACAGAGTTTAGGAGAAAATAATATGGCAGATGTGGTTACATCACAAACAATAGCAGACACCGTTGGTGTTAAAACTGTTATGAAGTTTACTAATATAAGTGATGGTTCTGGCGAAACACTTGTAGCTAAAATGGATGCTAGTGCATTAAATTTTATGAGTGAAGACGCAAACAGAATTATCTCAAAGATATATTGGTCAGTAAATACGACTAATGGTAAATCAGGCGTAGAGTTATTATGGGCAGGTAGTGGAACAAGTTCTGCTAATGCAACTATAGGATTTTTCTCTGGTCGTGGTTTTCACGATTACTTTACTGCTGGTAATAGTATTCCTAACAACGCAACATTGACAGCGAATACATCTCCTGCTGGAGACATATTACTTTCGACAAAAGGTTTTGTTGCAGGTGATAATTATACAATAATTTTAGAAGTGAGATAATGGGAAAAAAGAAAAAGGATTATTCGAAAGCAATTTTAGAAAGAATTGTAGGAACAAAATCTAAGACTTATCTTGCAGATGAATTTAAAAAAGCATTTGCAGAAAAGTATGGAATAAAAAAAGAAGAACTGAAAAGAGAAGTTGTAGATAGAATTTACAATAATAAACAAAAGGTGGAGAAATGAAACTAATTACAGAAACTATCGAAGATATCGAAGTATTAACAGAAGCAAATACTTCTGGTGGTAAAAACTACAAAATTCGTGGGGTCTTTATGCAGGCTGATATCAAAAACCGTAATGGTAGACTTTATCCAGTCGACACTTTAGCAAAAGAAGTTGCACGATACACTAGAGAATTTATAAACAAGAAACGTGCTTTCGGTGAACTAGGACATCCTGACGGACCAACAGTTAACCTTGAAAGAGTTTCACACATGATTACTAGTCTTAAACAAGAAGGTAAAAACTTTATTGGAGAAGCAAAAGTAATGGATACCCCTTACGGTAAAATCGTCAAGAATTTAATTGACGAGGGTGCTCAGTTAGGTGTATCTTCAAGAGGTATGGGTTCTATTCAACAATCTCAAGGACGAAATGTTGTTGGAAAAGACTTTTATCTCGCAACCGCAGCTGACATAGTTGCAGACCCATCAGCCCCTGATGCTTTCGTAGAAGGTATTATGGAGAATAAAGAATGGGTGTGGGATAACGGAATACTGAAAAGTATAGAAGTTGAACAATATAAATGGGAAATTGAAAGAACTAAACGTAATAAACTTGCTGAAGTTAAAGCAAACATCTTCAAAGATTTTATATCTAAATTTTAAAACCTACGCAACATATTAAAAAGCGCAAGGTTTGAGATGGTAAGATGTATAAATAATAGCAATAAGAAAAATTAATTAATTTTTAAATATTAAGGAGAGACCGAATGTCTGAAACCGAAGTAAAAAATGAGTTAGACGAAGTAGTGAATGCTGCCAATAAAGACGCAGCTCCTGCTGAACCTACTCATCTTAAAAACGACGGCGAAGATTTGGGCAAGGCAGTGGTTAAACCTACTGACCCTAATGGCCAAACCGCTGTAAAAAAGGTATCTAAAGTATCGGACCAGGTTAATAAGGATGCGAATGACGGCTCATTACCAAATGACCAAAAACCATCTGACATGAAAGAAGAAGAAGTAGAAGTAGATGACGGTGTAAAAACTGTTGCTGAAACAACTGATTCTGATGAAATGGATATTGACCTATCTGATGACGTTAAAGCATTAGTTTCAACAGACGCTGACCTATCCGAGGAATTCAAGGAAAAGGCTGCGACTATTTTTGAAACTGCTGTAAAGACAAGAATACAAGAACAGGTTAAAGTACTAGAGTCTAAGTATGAACAAAAACTTTCAAAAGAGACTGAAACAATAAAAGAAGCGATGACTGAAAAAGTTGACTCGTATCTGAACTATGTTGTTGAAGAATGGATGAAAGAAAATGAATTAGCAGTTGAAAGAGGTATTCGTACCGAGATTGCTGAAGATTTCATTACTGGACTTAAATCTTTATTTAAAGAACATTATATTGATGTTCCTGAAGAAAAGTACAATGTATTAGAAGACTTAACAAATCAATCAAAAGATTTAGAATCTAAACTTAACGAACAGATTGAAAAGAATGTAAATCTGTCAAAAGAAGTTTCTGAGTTTTATAAGACACAAGCTATCGTTGAAGTAACTGCTGATTTAGCAGAAACAGAAAAAGAAAAGTTTATGTCTATGGCTGAGAATGTCGAGTATGATAGTGCTGAGAAATTTAGAGAAAAGTTAGAAACTATCAAAGAGTCTTACTTCCCTAAAACAAAATCAGAAATAACAGAAAGTGATTCTGTTGATTCTGTCGCGGCAAACGAACCAGCTGATTTTAATGCTGGTAAGTCAGATGCTATGGCTGCATATACAGCCGCAATAACAAAGAACCTTAAACAAATCAATCAAAAAGGTGCGTTTTAATGTTCTTATTAAATGTAAACATAACAAGGAGAGATAACAATGTATCTTACTGAAAACTTACAGGAAAAGTGGCAGCCAGTCCTAGAACATCCAGATTTACCAAAAATCGAAGATGCTTATAAAAGAGCTGTAACTACTGTGATTTTAGAAAATCAAGAAAAATCAGTTAGGGAGGACCGAAGCTTTATGACTGAGGCTGCTCCTGTAAACGCAACTGGTGCTTCTGTAGACAACTTTGATCCAGTTTTAATATCGCTAGTCAGACGTGCTATGCCAAATCTTATCGCATACGATATTTGTGGTGTACAACCAATGACTGGTCCAACAGGCTTAATCTTCGCAATGAAGTCAAGATTCGGTACACAAGCAGGTGCAGAAGCACTATTCAATGAAGCAGATTCAGATTTTTCTGCTAGAGATGCTGCTGGAGGTTCAGGTTCCCCTGACGCTCAGGCTGGTACTAACCCTGCAACACTAAACGATTCACCTTCTGCTGGAACTTACACAACTGGTTCTGGTATGAGTACTGCTCAGGCAGAAACTTTAGGTGATGGTACTGATGAGTTCGCTGAAATGGCTTTCTCAATCGACAAAGTAACTGTTACTGCTAAATCTCGTGCTCTAAAAGCAGAGTACACTATGGAACTTGCACAAGACTTAAAAGCAATCCACGGTTTAGACGCTGAAACAGAACTTGCAAACATCCTTTCAAGTGAAATTCTTGCTGAAATCAACAGAGAAGTAGTTAGAACTATTTACGGTCACGCTAAACCAGGCGCTCAAGTAAATGTAACAACTGCTGGTATCTTCGATTTAGATACTGACTCAAACGGTAGATGGTCAGTTGAGAAATTCAAAGGGCTGTTATATCAACTAGAAAGAGATGCTAACGCTATCGGTCAACAAACTCGTAGAGGTAAAG